AACTTGAAGGTAAAACAACTCTTCTATTTACATTAATATTTGGCATATTCTAGTCTTGTAAAATACCTAACGAAATAGTTAAATCTGCTGATGTAAAAGCAGGAGTAGTTCCTCTTGCAACCAAAGCATAAAATAATCCTGTACCTGTAGAAATTTTAAATGGTATAGATAATGTATTATCGTTATAAACTTGACCAGCTGAACTAGCATACCAACTTGAAGTAGATATTGGAATAACTGCTTGAACAAATAGCATATTTGGATCTGATAAATCCCATGCTGTATTATCTGTAGGAGCTACAAAAGTCCTATCTAAAATCCATAATTCCATAGCAACATTTGCTGTAAGAATTTTATCTGAAATAAGAATACTTTTAATAATTCCTGTTCCTCCTGAAACTCTAGCAGCTCCAGAAAATGATTGAGGAGTAGTTGTTGTGCCCATATAATCTCCTGTAGCATAAGCACCTGCAGCACTCATTACTAGTGTGCTTGAAACAACTGTTGTATTACCACCCATTGCTCCTACATGTTCTTCACCAGCTTCTAAATGAACATTTAATGCTCCATTTGTTGAAGTAATAGCTTCAGTAGAACTATTTAATCCTACTTGTAACCAATTTGGTCCTTGTAGTTTTTGAAGTATTTTTTGTAAGTATGACTTACTTTGATCACCGCTTGATAAACTCATTATATTTTAATTTTATTGGTTTAATTGACATTCGCAAATGTCACATTCTTTCATTAATTTAGCTACTAAAATATTAAAATCTTCTTCTGTTAAACAGTTTAAAACTGTACATAATCCATTTTTATATTTAGTAAATTCTATAACATTTAATACTGCTCCTGTAGATATTAAAGTTGTTGTTAATGTAATATTTTCAGTATCACATAATCCTGTAACATATATTGTAGCATTTCTAGTATCTCTACCATCAGGATCTATAATTATATTAATAACACCTTCAGGTAATACAATATCTAATAATTCTAAATATATTTCAAATATTGTTTTAACACCATCTCCAGGTAAAGTAGATTCAACACCATTAACATTAACTGTATAATTTCTTAATACATTTGATAATGCTATATAACTATCATAAGAAATCTTTAATGCAAATTCAGCATTGATACTTTCATTTGCATTATAACATCTTAAAGCTTCAAACCAATCATTCATTAGTTTTAACTTCTGAAGTTCAGAATCAGCACACTTATCTCCTATAGAATATAATTTAGAAACTTTAACGGCTTGAGCTGATATACAACACAAGCTATTAGTTAATACTATATTTAGATTTTCAGCTGTCATTATGCAGAATATTTGTAAAGTGTAGCTTTTTTTAACATTAATTGTCCAGCTCCAGCTGCTGTATTTTGTCCAGTAATTTCAAAAGCTAATATTGTTGCTAAATCTACAGTAGATGTATCTACTCTAATAGAACCTATAATAGCGCCTTCTCCAACACCTCTAATTGATTCTTCAATTGTCCATAGTTGAGAAGTAGCTGAAATTCTAGAGATTTTAATTCTTAAAATTCGATAATCATCTGCAGCGTTAGATACTGTAAAGCTAACTATTTTTGATCCAAGTTTAACTCTTAGTGTTACAGGATCATTGTTAAAATATTCATAATAAGCATATAATTCTAATTCATCACCATCGGTAGCTAATGTATTAGAAGGTGCTGAAAATGTAAACAATGTTGTTTCACCAGTTCCTGAAGGAGTACCTACACCAGTAGTATTATTATAAGTACTTAATATTGTAGTACCATCTTGACCATTATCACCAGGAGCACCATTAGCTCCATTGGCACCAGCAGCACCTGTTGCACCTGTAGCTCCAGTTGGACCAGTAGGTATTGTTATTTCATTGCAATCTATACACATATTTTCTATATATTAATATAAGGTTTTTATTTGTTATTTGCAAGTTTTACACCCACTATTTAAGCATAATTTATCAACTATTTTTTTAATAGCTGCAAAATTAGCAGAATCTCCACAAGCAGCTGCTTTTTTAAGAGATTGTAAATGAGTCCATGCAAGAATATAATTTTTGTAATCTGAGGTTTCTTTACAGCAATCACAAGTATCAATATCTGGTAGCATTGAAGTTACACAGCATTCTGAATTACAATAGAAGTATTTGTAAATAGTTTTAGTATAAGTATCTGTAGCATCTGTTACAGTATATACAAATAACCACTGTCCATCTACAATACTTGTAGGACTACCAATTTCTGATAAAGGTAGATCATATTCAAATGATGTTTCATGTGTAGGAAATAAACCAGTGTCTAATAAATCTATTGTATATGTTGTTGTAGAACCATAAGGAGTTATTGCTAAAGTTGCTGTTACAGCATCACTTACATCAATATTAGGAGCACCCCATCCACCTGGATTAGCAGTTGAATAAAGTCCTGTAGTTTCTGAAAATCTTATTTGTGTGCAACCATTGATTACACAAGTGTTAAAGTTTAATTGTAAAGCCATTTATTTAGTTTTAATTGATTTAAAAAATTAACCCCAGCCACATTATAAACGCAACTGGGGCTAATACAACAAAAGAAAGGACTTGTTTAGATCAACGATGTGATAGCTGCAAAAGCTCTAGGAGTTGTAGCCATCCATGCATCTAAGATGTCAATAACATCTTGTTCAGCCGCTGATTTTGAACTATATGCACCACCATTATCAATAGCTGGTACAGCAATTACTACAGACTTGTTAGCAATTGCAACAACTCCGGTTGGAGTGTTAATAGCATCATTATATTCAATATTAATTAAATCGTATTTTACTCTTTTTAATACTACACCAGTAGCATTTGTAGATAAAAGAGGAGTTGTTAATACTGCTACAGTTGCAGATACAAAATATTTAATTTCATATAATACTGCATCAATAGATACTTTATCTCCAGCTTCTAAAATAGCTGCTACAGTAGCACTAAAAGTTACTGTGTCTTCACCAGTTGTTCCAGCAGATGTAGGTACAATAGCAGAACTTGTTAAATAAGTTGAGCTTGCACTATAATCAAATGAAGGAATTGGCCATTGTCTACGGTTTAATACACCTTCAGTACCTAAATCAAAGTTTTCCATTTGATATACTTGAGCATATGTACCATTACCTGGATCCATAGCTTGAATTTCTGTACAAGTTGAACTAGTACCAAATCCACTAGCATCTAATACAGATACTGAGAAATATACTTGATTGTGTGTATAAGTTGTAGATAAGTTCAAAGGAACATCTAATCCCCAAATTTCAACACCATAATCAGTTGCTCCAGTTAAACCATATACACCAGTACCATCACCTACAACTACAGCTTTAATTTGTCCTCTGTAAGCAGAGTTATTAATTGCTGATGTAATTTGTGTAGCAATAGTTAATTGAGTTGCAACAGCAGCAGATGTAAATAATACACTTAATACTTCTGGACGTTCAGAATATAATTGTTTATCGTTTTTAAAACGGATAGCAAATTTATAGTCTGTATCATTGTTAACTTCAATTGTACCAACACCAGTTAAACGGTTATGACCAATAGCCCATACTGAACGTTTCTCAGGTTTGTATTTTTTAGCTGTATAAGAGATGATATTAGCACCATCAATACGACCAGTACGTTTTAAATATTCTACACCATTAGAATCTGTTTTACCTTCCATGATATAAATATATGGTTGAGTAGTGATTGTATCACCACCTGCTGGATTTAAAGCCAACATATCTTGACCATAAATACCAATCTTACCTGCTGTTACAGAAGTTGTAGCTGCATTGTTAGCTGGTAAAGCTGTACCATCTGAAATAAATATTTGTTGTACTCTGTTTGTGTTATTACTCATTTTGAATTTGTTTTAAATTTTATTATTTAATTAATTTTATTGTTTTATTATTAGTTTACTACAAAGAAGTCTAAATCAAATGCTGCTGATAATGCTACAGTAGCATGAGCATTGTAAATTACTATTGCAACTGAACCTAATGCTGGAGTTACTTGTTGTACTATTGGAGTACCTGTTCCACCATAATCACCTAAACTTACAAATACTTTAGAATCTGCAGTAATTAAACTATTAGTTAATGTTACTGTTCTAGAAGCTAATCCTGCTGTTGCAACACTACCTACTGTAATTGTACCTGATGGTTTATTAATTGTAGGAGTATTAGAACCTACTTGAGAACCTGAATCTGCAACTACACCATCTGATACTAAGTTATTCAAAGTATCAATTAATTCTTTAATTTTAGAATAGTATACTTTAGGATTTGTAAGTATTGTTCCTAAGAAATACTTATCTACTTGTTTTATTGCCATTTAAGTTTTGTTTTAATTTGTTATTATTCTTTTCTATTATCAATAATAGGAGTAAATGTATTATTTCTTTTAGCTTCAATATTCTCTAAAGCTATAACAATAGCTGTATCTACTATTTCTTGGTGTGTATGTTCACTTGTTTCAAATGTTACACCTGTAGTTAAACTAACTGTTACTGGTTGCTTTAAATACCTTAATCTATAAGTATTGATTGTTACTCCTGTAGATGAAACAAGTTCTACTTGTCCATTTTCCATTAGTCTTAATAATTTAGTTGTATCTGGTTTTTTAAAAGCATCTTTTACTACTTTATCAAACTCAACATGTTGTGTTGGTCTAACTTCTAGTAACTCTGTTTTTAAAGTACCCGTACAATCATTATAAGACACTTCTACACGTTCTTGTATAATAAACCAATGATCTGTAGGTAAAGTAACAAATCGTGCGTTAGAATCAATATTTAGAGGATTATAAGCTAATGGTGTTAAATTAACAGCTTGTACTAAATTTTTTAAATCTTCTGTACGTTTTTGAGTTTCCTCAAATGATTGTCTTTTAACATTAGTTAAACCATATACTTGTTTAACCCATCTTTTATAACCTTGATTTAAAAGTAAATCTATTTCTTCTGGTAAAAAGTTAGGATAATTTAGAGAGTCTATTTTGTCTAAACCAAATTTAAACGCTAAGTGAGCCTCTGCAATTGTCATATCTATTTATCTTTTTTAGCTTTTTTTAATCTAGTTGTCATTGTTAATACTACTGATTGATTCTTTAAATTATCAAAGTATTCCAATGCTTCTTCAGTACTTGCACCAATTGGATCCTCGCCATGTTTATAGTATGTACCATTCTTAGTGATAATTCTATATTCAAGTAATTCTTCAATTAACATACGAGTCTTTAACTGTTTATCTTTTAAAGTAGTACAGAATGCTTTAGGATCTTTTTTAATCTCCTTAGTTAATTCTGATTTAAGCATCATTTCACTAAGTGAATCAACACCTGCTTTACCAAATAAACGTAATGAACTACGTTTTTCTTCTGGACTTAATTTAAGTAAAAGCTCCATAGCTTCCCATTCATAATCAAATATTTCAGATTCAGCTCTAGCTTTAGCTTCTTCATCTACAATATAAAAGTCCACCCATGGATCTTTTTTATCAATTTCAGAATTAGCTACCTTACTAGAAGCAAGTAAAACTTTATATGTTACCTGCTTAATCTTATCTTCCAAAATCATTCTAGTTTCCTTAGTATTATTTAGTCTAATAGCATAATCAATGTTAAAAACATCTCCCCACCATTTACTATGTTTTCCAAGCTCACCAGGTTTTAAACCTAATTCTACTTCATAATACTTTTCTTCTTCAGGTGTCAAACCAGTTTTAAAACCGTTCTTACCGAGTTCACAACCTAATGTTGTTGTTGATTTTGGATATGCAGTTATACCGAAATAACCTGCACGTGGTACTCTTTTAATTACTACTTCTTTTGGTCCTGTAAATTCCATTCCTTGTTTTCCTTTAAATTGTTTCCTTTAATTTGTTTAATAAAGGGGGCTTTTTACACCCCCATTTACTTTATTCTTTATGATAAACTATCAATGTCTAAAATTAATTGTCCAGCATCTGTAGGATCTTTTAACATGATACCACACTCAGACAATACGTGGAATTCATATCCATCTACTGGTGAGCTTGAAGTACCATTTTTCTTCATACCAAATGGAGAAGATAATCCTTCAATGTATGTAGAAGCCATTTCACGTCCTTTATGGTAAACTTTTTGTACATTAGATTCACCATTACCATTTTGCTTGAAGTTCAAGAAAGTAGCTTTGTATGATTCTGCTGGTTTACCAGTTTGTGGATGTAAAGCACGGTTACGTACTAATGAGTTATATAATGGACATTCTTTTAATGTAATCTTATCTCCATTTAAACCAATATATGTTTTGAATTGAGCACCTAAAGTTAATTCTTGTCCTGAACCTGTAATAAATTTACTGTCAGTTAAGATAAAGTTAGAAGCTGATTTCTTCATAGCTTGATCAAATAGATTCATGAACTGACGTCCACAAAGAGCTACATATTCACGTGGTCCATCTTCAGTACCATTGTATGATAAATCATCCATGAAATCACGAATAACTTGCTCAGTTAAAGTAGTGTAGTAACGTTTGTTAGCACCATGAATTTGCTCTTCTAATCCAGCACCCATGTAAACTGTGTTACCTGAAGCACCTTTCATTCCTGTAGTACCATTAGCACGTACATTTCCTTTACCATAGATTAGAGCTTTTTCCATCTCATCCATCCATTGGCTCCAGAATTCCCACTCTGCATATTTAACCCAAGTGTCAGATACTTTGTTAGATTGAGGATCCATTAACTTAATAACCATAACCTTCTCTTGAGCAGCACCAGATACAGCATACATCTTACGGAAAGTACTCATGTAATTCTCCATCATGAATGGTGTAGCATAAGTAGTTTCTCCTGAAGTACGTGAATGATCATGTTCAACAGTATTAAAGTCTTTAGATAATTCTTTACCTACAACAACCAAAGCTGGTGGTACATAAGCAGTAGGATCTTTAGTTACTAATTGTAATACATATACAAAATCAACTCCTTGTTGAAAAGGCTCTTCCATTACACGTACTGTGTAACGAGCATCGTCTAATACTAATACGTCACCAATTGCAAACCATTTCTCAGGTAAACCAATACGGAAAGTAGTAAAATTAATACCTGGTGTAGAACCACCATCTCCAAAAGTTGCTTGACTAATTGAAATAGGAACAGCTTTTTCACTGTCACCCATTAAAGGCCAACGATAAACAATATTATCTAATTCTTTAGTACGACCAGTACCAGTTGTTAAGAATGATAAAGCATTCTTGTAACCATTCATTTTATTGTACACTCTAGTAACTACTTGAGATGCTAAAGCTGGTTCTGTTAAAAAGAAGTTAGACAAGTGTGATGCTTGTGTTAACCCTTTATGCCAATTACCTTGGCTTATTTGTAAATCTAATTGCATTTGTTTTTTATATTTTTAATGTTAAAAATTCTATTTTATTATACCAATTTTTTAAATCCAGCAAAAGGATTATCTCCTGCTTCATTATATTCTGTTCTACCTGAACTAATCTTATCCTTACTAGAAGGTTGATAGTTCTTCATGATACTGTTTAACTTACTTGCAGTCTTTGTCATAACTTGTTTTTCTAACTTAGTTATATCAAAGTTATTCATTGATAAATATGCAAATAAATAAGCTGAATCATTATTCTCTTCAACAGCTTTTTGGTATTTAGTTTTACCTGTTTTCTTATCAGGTACTGTCATGTAATCTAACAGATTCTCTTTTACTTTAGGAGTTAATTTAAATCCTTTAATATCTTCCTTAGCTAAAAGGTTAGATTTAAATTCATCCCAGTATTTCTTTTCAGCTTCTTTAGCTTGAATAGCTTGTGCTTTTTGAGCTTCAATTAATTGCTGTTTATTTGATTCTTCAAATTTCTGCAATTTAATCAATGCTGATTTGGCTCTTTTCTCTAAAGTTCCGTTATCAGTATATTCAGTAATAATGTCTTCAATGTCTTCAGGTGTTTCATCTGCTAATCTTAAAGATTCTCTAATTGCTATTTTTTGAGCTGTTTCATTATCACTAATATCATAATCAGCCCAAGTAGCATCACTATAATATGCTTCTATGAAGTGTTTAGGGTTACCGCCATTTTCTACAAAATTTAATAACGCTAAACCATCTTCACCTAATTTATCATTTAATAGTTTCTCAAATTTGTTATTAACAGTTTGAGATATGGCTTTTTCAAAACCATCTTCAGAATCTTCTATTTCAGAATCATTAAAATCTAAAATACCTTTTTCTGATAAGTGAGTTAATGCTGGTTTAAATCCTGCACCTTGGTTCTCATCTAATTCTTCTGTATCATCTGTAATATCATCTACTACATCTTCTACAATACCTTTTGATTTATTAGAAGCTTTAGCTTGCTTCTCAGCAACCTTAGCTAATAATTCATCAGCAGATGCTGAGTTATCTCCAAGATCTTCTACATCATCTTTAATGATTGTATCATCTCCTGCAATTACATCATCTTCAACTTCATCATCATTTGGTTCAATATTACCTAAACCACCATCTAATAAGTTAAATCCAGCAAATGGATTAGTTTCCTTTTCTTTACTCATTTTTCCTTTATATTTCCTTTGTTATACTATTAATATAATGTATTTCATTATACTTTGCAAATTTATTTTTAACTATTTTTAAAAGTGTTGTACACTAGTATATAGCACTAAGTTATTTTAGATTTTGTAATTTATATAGTGTACTATAAGTTAATTTAGTAAGTTCATCTAACTCATTTTGCAACCATGTTTCTTTAAACATCTTATAAGCTGCTCCACCATCTGTTAAACTAACTAATTCTTTTAGTAAACTAATAGCATCTGTATCTTTAGATTCTTTAATTACAATATTGATTATACCATATTTACCTTGATAAGATTCTATTAAACTATCAGTAAGACCCAATATACCATCATAAAACTCATTTAAAGCTGCATGCTGTGCATATGAACCTGGACCAGATACTCTTAGATGTCTAAGATGAATCTGATCTCTAATTTGAAATAACTTACCAAAGAATTGCTCTGGATTCATTGTTGTTGATTTTATTGCAGGTATCATTATTTTTTACTACTTGGTTTTGGTTTGTTTTTAGCTTTAATTCTTTCAATCTCTAATTTCTTATTCATCATTTCTTTATCTAATGCAGCTTTTTGTTTAGCAAGTTTTTCTTGATTAGCATTTTGTTCTCTAACCATTTGTAACTTTTTATTCTCAATATCCATTTTAGATTTCATTTCTCTTTCCTTAATATCAAGTTCTCTAGCTAATCTATTCTTTTCATGAGTTAATTTACCATGTTCTAAGAATGCTTTACTAGAAGCTTCACGTTCTTTTAAAGATTGAGCAGCTACTTCCATTACATCAGGTACACCATTCATATCAGAATCTTTATCCTCTGCAAATCCTAATGCACTAATCTCAGCAATTTGAATCTTAGTACTATTGTTAGTATCAGCTACATATTGTGTAACATCTCTATCTTTTTGTCTTTCAGCTAATTCTTCTTCATGCATTTGTTTATTTAACATAGCTTCTTGTTGTTGTGCAGCTAACTGTTGTTTCTGTGCTTCAGCATCTCTAGAATATTTCTCCTCTTCAGAACGTTTTAAAATTCTCATAATATCTCTAGGATTCTCATTAATGATAGTATCTATCATTGTACTTAAATCTGCTTTATCTGATTGTAAAGCTACTTGAGATAATGATTTTAATGTTGCAATAACTTCAGCATCTTTATTACTATTAGATAAGTAAGTATTGAATTCACTATTCTCTAACTCAAACTCTTCTAGTTTAAGCATTTCAATACCCATATCATCTAACACATACTGTGTTACTAAACCATCTCTATAAGCAACCTTAGCTGCTTCTATAAGAGCTGTATATACTCTACGCTTAACTTCATTATGTGAATCAAACATATACTCTGTAATCAATGCTGATTGTTCTACAGAACGTTGTACATTACCTACAAGTTCATTTGAACTAATAGCACCTAAACGTTGTGGAGATACACCACTAATGAATGCAACTTGTGATTTAATATAGTCTAATGTTTGTATATACTGTTGTATAACATTAGCTAAACTCATATCAACAGATTGGAATTGATTAAAGTTTGAGAATTTACCAGTAGCTTGTCCTTTTTTACCTTCTTCAAAACTATTAATAAATGCTATCTTCATAGCTCTTAAATAGTACATCCATTTCTCAATATCCATACCTTCACTTCTAGGTATCTGAGCTAAATCCATTAACATGATTTTACCCATATCACTAGCAAATGCTAATTCTAATCTATAAGATATAATGTTGTATAAGTACTGATATGGTTTTAATCTATCTATTAGAGATACACTAACACTATTAGTAGCATTATAAATTAAACCACTATAACCTAATTTACATACATAAGGATTATCTAATCTTCTACGTTGATTTAATTTAGCATTAGCTTCAATATATAAATCTGTACCAATCTTAATTCCTTCCCATGCTTCAGTAATCCAATATTCTTCAGTCTTAGCATCTGGATAAGCTTTTTTAAATACACTTAACTTAAATGTTTCATCAACTGTTAGTTCTTGTGGAATATCATCTTCATCTGTATAAGTTAATTTAAATCTTTTAGCAAATGTTTTCCATTCTACTCTAACTACTCTAACCATATAAAGGTTATAACCTCTAGCATTATTACCTAGGTTACCACCTACATCCATTACACCTGCATTAGTATCTAATACAAAATTAGGAGAACCACCTTGATAATTACTATAGTTACTTGCTACAGCTCTTACAAAGTCTTCAATCTTTTCTACATCAGCAGGTTTTAACTTATCTCCAAACTCATCTATGATAGTTGCAGGAGCCATCATTCTAACTTCAATAACTGCTGTTGCATCATCTATAAAGTCTGAATCATTATCTAATACTACTGTAATGTTACATGGATTACAACGTCTTAATGATGGTTCATTGTTAGCTATACCTGTCCAATAAATCTCTTCACCAGCTATTAATGAATCTTTCCAACCTTTCTTAAATATCTCTTTAGTATTTAATTTACGTCTAACAGACTTTAATATTTTATTAGCTTGTGATTCAACTAAATCAGAAGGTGTATACTTTTCATACTTAAGTATTTGTTCAGGTGTTGGTGGTGGATTATTAGGATCAACTGTACTAGGATCTATACCAGCCATTAACATCTGTTCTAATGAACTATTTACTTTACCAAGTAATGCTTCATTCTTTCTATTTATATCTTCAGGTGATTCTGAAACCACAATGAAGTTATCAGGTCTTTTAACCTCTTCTCCTATAAGTAAATTGATTGCTGGACTAATTACATCATAATGTTGTAAAGTAGCAGGAAATTCATTATCTGATAGTCCTAATGGATTACAAACATATTCTAAATCTGCTTTATTGAATTTACCATTATATAAATCATAGTTAACTAATTTATTATAATTAGTAGTTCTATTTCCTGAAGCTGTAGTATAAGATAATCTCTCATAATACGTCATTGTATCTCTTTTCCACTCTTCAGTTTTTTCAGATAATGGTATTCTTTGTTTAGGTAAACCTGACATTTATATTTATTTTATTTGATTAAAATTATTCTTAACAAAAAACTTCTTAGACCAGAATGCTTCTGTATCTAAAAGTGTTTGTGGTGTTGATGATTCTATATGTAATTTATGCATTTCTTTTGATTGTAATATACATAACATTAATGCAATAACCCTATCTGTATTAGTTTCTCTATCATATGCAATAAGTTCTTTTAGAGCTGGAATAGATCTGATACTTTGTAAATTAATAGTTCTTACACCATCTTCATTACTTCTCTCATCATATAACCATTGTCTAAAGTATATCTCACACTGATCCTTAATACCTGTAGCTCCTCCTGCACCTCTGTTCATATGGATACCATATCCACGTGATACTCTTGAATCCTTTACAATGTCTTTGATAATCTGAGGTTGTTCACATAAGTAATGTAAACTATTCTTCATTTCAAAATAACCTTTAAGACCTTTAAGTTGATTTTCATATAAACATTTAGCATTATAGTAAATACATAGTTTCCTACATATCTCATAAAAATCATCTGCTCTTTCTGGTCTACCTGTAAACTCTGCTACAAATTGATTAGCTAATCTATCAAATACAAAGAATGAACCTAGTGAATCTGTAGAATCTGCTTTATCTTGATCATATGGATCACATCCTGCTATGTATCTACCATAAGGTGAATTCTCTACAGGATCTACCCAAGTAACTATACAACCATTCTTATTCTCATCTTTCCCTAATGGGAAGTTAATTATATCTTCGTAATCTGGTTTTAACTTTGCTTTAATGTTACCACCTTCATCAAAGTATAACTCTATTTTCTTTTTATCTTCTCTTAGACTAGGAGTTGTTTCTAATTTACTTAACCACTCTAACATCTCAATAGATGAGAATACAGCTGATTTATCTCTTAAGAAACCTTCTCTCCAAGTTAATGGGAACTGTGTAATAACACCATGATGTGCTTTAAAATCTAAACCACCCTTAGCAGTTTCTCTTAAATGCATAATATCATCTATAGCTGCTTCATAGTTTGAATTACCATCTTCATCTACCATTGGTTGTAAAAACCATTTAGATGTTTTATTCATACAGAAACCTTCCCTACCTTTAGCTGCTGAACTGAAGTATCCAACTTTTAGTTTAGGATTTTCTTCATCTTGAAATTCAAGCATGTTATATTTAGATGGGTTAGTAAACATCTCATAAAAGTATTTACTACCTGTATCCATATCTGATGAACTACCAAATACAATTGCTACACCTGAGAATATAGAACCTGCTTTAATAAGTGGTTCAGTAAATGAGTATGTATCTGTAATATTAGGGAATACACCAGCTTCATCTAGTATTAATTTACTAGCACTTTTACCTACAGCTGCTGTTGGATTATCTTTAAAACTAATAGCTCTTACAGAACTTTTATAACCTTTCCATACTTTAATACCACCAGCATCATATTGATACCTAGCAATGATATTATCTTTTAAATCAGGATTACGTTGCTTTCTAAATTCAGTATTCTCATTTAACCAGTTTAGATTCTCAATAGCCATACGCATTGTTTCTAAACCAAATGATGATAGGAATGTACCTATGATTGAACTTGATCCAGGGAAGAATGTAAACTCCCATGCACATATAGCTGCTGCTTTATAAGACCAACCTTGACGTCTACCTTTTAAAGCTATTAAACATTTCTGATGCTTTTCACAATATTCAATCATGTGAAAATACTCATAATCTAAATCTACAAAGTTAGGAAACATTTCTGTTTTCTTACCTGTAGTTTTATCATAACCAGATATTCTACAAAAATTTAAATAAAAGAAATGATGTCCTGTAATTCTAATACCTTTAGAATTAGTAAAACCATAAATACATTTCTCTCTTACATCTTTCCAGAACTCTACATAAGCTTCTGTACCTTCTTGTAGATGAGTATAAAATCCTGTTTCATTAAATATATTAGCAAGATATTTAAACTCATTAGAACATTCAAAACGTTCTACATAAGGTACATATGGATTTGGTTCTAAATTAATGTCCATCTTCAAATAAACCTACTTTAACATTACCTCTAGCCTTACCCTTAATATCTTCTTCTAATTGTACTTTCTTTTCTAATATAGCAAGTGTTTCAAAACTCTTACCTAGCTTCTCTATAATACTAATCATAGTAGCAGCTTTCTTATCTGAGTTATCATCTTCATCATTAAAGTCTATATTGTCTAAATAATCTTTTAGTTTGTATAGTGAACCTCTAACTGATATAAGTAATTCTTCAGATACTGTTTTATTTTTTTCCTTTGCAGATGTTGTTTCCTTCTTTGCCATTATTTCCTTAGTAATTCTATTTTAGGTGTTTCATTAGTTATGATAGGAGATTTAGGTTTCTCTAAATACTCTAATAGAGTTGCTTCTAATAAAATAATTCTATCAGCTTGTGCTTTACACCTAGCATCTAATTCTACCAATGCTCCAGTTAAACTGAATCCTTTGTCTAGTGTATATCTTTCTATTATAGACTTTTCTTCGTAACTCTTTTCTTCCATAAATAGTTTCCCTTAATTCTGTTTCTTCATTTGTTGTTTCTAGTTCATTAGGATTTAACTCCCAATCCTCTAGTTCTTCGTGGTTTTGAATTAGCTTTTTCATAACTTATAGATTTAGCTGCAAAACCTTTAACTTCTAAAGGACGTAGCATAGCAGATAAAGTTTCATAAGGTATATTAGCCTTAAAGTATTTATCTTGTTCTATAATAGTACAGTATTTCTTTACAATAATCCCTTTGGGATTTAAGTACTGCTCTATAAGTATATTATCTAATTCAAACATTTTAAGGTAGCACACATCTTTCTTAATCACTTTACCTTTATCAGATAATACATCACCACCATTAATCTCTATTTCCTTTCTCATAGTTGTTATTATTTAATCCAAAGATTCTCTGGACATTTAGTATTAGGAGATCTAGTCTTAGCACTTAATGGACAACCACAAGAACTACAAACATTTAATATATTCTTAGGACATACTGCACATATCTTAGCACGTTCCTCAGCAGTTTCTTTGAATTCATCTGTAATTAGATTCTTCCACCCACTGTATATCTCTTCTAACTTACTCATTACACTAAACCTTTTAATTGTTTTACTCTATACGGTGTAGGTTTAAACTTACCTACAAAGATTAGGTTACATGTTTTATCACCTTTAGATCTAATAGTACTACTAAGTACTCTAAACTCTGATTTAACCATCCTACTAATATCTACCCTATCTAAATTGTTAGTTTCAAATAGTTGATCTATAACATCATCTATTGTCATTAGTCTTTAAATTTAAATATAAATGTTTTAAAATTCATTAAACCACTTATGTTAGGATTAATATATAAACTCTTATCTTCTTTAGTTAATATAAACTTCTTTTCTTTTAGACGTTTAATATAATTGTTAATATCAAACTTATTCCTATTTAATACTTTTCTAAGCATCTCTCTAGTACCAGTATCTATCTTTGTAATATTATGTGATAACATTACTGATAGCATTTCTATTTCTAAATCACTTAACTTTAATTGAAAGTTAAGTACAGTTAAAACAGCTTTACTGAAACTATCCTTATCCACTTTAAACTCTTTTATAAATTCCATTTCCTTTGTTGTTGTAATATAATATTATAATACTATATATGTTTTGTGATTATAGTATATATTAATATACACTATTTTAATCAATTCTCCAAATTTATTTTAACTTATTTTCAATTAAACATGAAAATTCCCCTTCCAGTTCATTCTGAACTATCTTGAATTATAATCACTTATAATCGATATTAACTCTAAATGTTTCCTTGAATTAGTCTTTAGCCCTACTATTACTAGTATCTGGTTGCTTTGCTCTGTTAAATCAGAAGGATACTTCTTACCTATTGAACCAGTTATTCAATTCCCCATATGTTAGAGTCTGTTTCTAGGCTACAGGGGACATCTCTCAACCTATTTGGTGATACAACCCTATGTCTAATCCCATACTAGTTTTACTCCTCTGGGATGATTTACACTTATTTAGTGTAAGCCTATAATGTAAAGATACGACTTTTTTAGTTAATATCCTAATATTTTACCAACTATTTTTCATAATTCTCTATTTCAACTTCAGTTACTTCTGGTAAGTTACTCCAATCTATTACTGTAGGTTCTATACCCATATACTTTACTTCTAAGCTATGTATCTTCTTATCAAGCTTAAATAGCTTTGTTCCTAGTTTAGTCCTCTTATATTGCAAATAATCATAATATAAAAATACTAGTTTTAATTTAATCCCTTGCATAATCCTCCATTCCTTCAATATATTTATAATACTTCTCAGCTTTCTGGAAGTTTAATAACTCATAGTTAATTTGTGAATCTAAATCATCAGGTTGTATTGAATCATTATATCTTTTTCTAGTTACACCATCCTTTAGATAAATACTACCATCTGGTAGTATACCTTTAATCTCATGGTCTTTAAAGTGTTTTGATTTTGTTTTCATATTATTTAATATTTAATTGTTGCATTAGTTTAATTAATTCTGATTTGTTTTTAATAGTTCCTATAAATATAGATTCCCCATGTCTATCAGATTCTATACACCATTTAGTTTCTTGTTCATCATAATATTCCATGTAAATAGTACCAAATGTATTTTTATGTAATTCTATATAGTAACAATTTTTATTTATAGCATGTTTAATCCAACCTAAACTTTCTATATCAGATTGATCTAGGTATTTAACTCTGATAGTTTTATCGTATAAATGAGTTCCTAATTGAGATAATCTTATAGATTTTAAATCATATTTAAATCTGTGCCAGTTAGTAGTTGTAGATTCTTTAGGATAATTTGAATAAATAGCTACCCTTTCATCATATTTCTCATATTCAAATCCTACATGAAACTCTGAAATTTCAGGCACGTAATATTTATTGCTTTCTAAATGTGATTCCATATTCTTTTTTGTTTAATTGCGTAAATAGTTTGTTGATGTAATAATTGTAGGTGTGTAGTATAAGTTATTTTCCATTTGTATAGTTTTTATCAATATCCCATTTATATTTTATATTATTATCAGATTTATGATTTTCTGTTAACATGCTCAAAGCTGATTTGTAATATGAAGTATCGTATCTAATCTTCATATAATTACTTAATGCTTTACCAAATTCTTTCCAAGGATCTTCATCTTTCCAAAACTGTTGTTGTTCATATTCATTGTTACTTATAATTTTCCCATTTATAGTTATTAGGTTTATAATTCTTAGCTCTTAATTTAATTAGTTTCCACATTTTTTTAGATGTTGTGGGTTTATGACTAATTATTTTAACCTTCCATTCTTCATGAACTCTGTATATAATATCATCTGATCCTAGATAGAAGTATGTTTTATATTTTTTCATGAGTACAAAGGTACTACATTTCTATTAAACTACCAAATCTTTTTTAAAAATATATAGCTTTTTGTTTATTTTAATGTAAATATTCTAATAATTTCTTAACAGATTCTACATTATCTTTAAAATAACCTAATCCTCTATTACATTTATTACATAATAATCCCCTTACTTTACCTGTAGTATGACAATGATCTATATCTAAAGATCTATTTATAGTAGATTGATGTTTATTACAAATAGCACAACAACCATTTTGTTGTTCAAACATATCATTATATTGTTTAATTGTAATACCATATCTATAAAGCATATTTTCTTCTTTTTTACATGATTTACATTGAAATGAGTATCCTGTCTTTTCTTTAATAGTCTTACTAAAACTATCTATATTCTTTTGTTTTTTACATGTATAACATGTTCTATCATTATTTTTCATAATACAAAGATACAACTTTTAATCTATATTTCAAATTTTTTTGTAAAATTTTTTATATGAATTCATACTCAATACACCCCTATAACAAGACCCTACCTAGTCTTTGAGAGGAGAATACACCGTACCTATTCGGTGTGTTATAAACAACTCTCAACCCCACGATTATGAAAACTGTAGAAACTAAACAAGTGATGAGTGTAGCAGATTTTAAAACTTTAGTTAGTGCTGATGCACTAGCTATTGTACGCAGTGAGCGTACTAAGAAGTTGTATGCTAAGGATGATAAGGGTAATATCGTTGCATCTTGCAGTGATACACTAGACCTTAAAGCAGAGGTTGAGGTGCGTGAGATGCTTGATACTGACTCTGGCGAGGAGTGGTATTTCGTATGCAACGTAACTAAGTATGTTGCTGTTGGCTCTTTGTAAGCTATGTATGATAAGTGTGTACTACGTGTAAGCGTAGTATGCACACATCATAAAGGCGTTAAAATCAATTCAATCTGTAATTCAATAAATTCAATTATAAACAATATAAACAATTAGAAACAATGAAAACAATTAATTACATTAAATACAATGAGATTGTACAATGTCCTAATACTGGTAATACTACTTCTACATTAATTGTAGGTGGTAATGTACCTTTAGGGTTATAAAATATTAGCGTAGTGGCTGATGTGTGTAATTCAAGCTTAATATGATGAGCCAACTTTTAGAAGGAGTTCATATTAATCAGTTAAAGCCTGATACATTAAACTAACAATCTGTTACTAGGTTGGTATTAACAAGTTATTACGAAGAGTAACTAGCAAATAACCACTGTTAATATGTGAGAACAGTAAGCTTCTGATAAATTAATACAAAGTATTAATGAACTATAGGCTAAAGTATTAGAATATCTGTTTAAAATTAACTTATTAGTAGGGAATTAGTGAGTAATTACTAGTCACTGTATTACCTCCCTACTATTCAACCAATTAGAATTACATCCAATATACCAATTATCTAATGGAGCATCTGTATCTACTATAATAGTTTTTGTATTACTACCTTTATAGTTAATAGATATTTCAAACTCTTGATTATATTCTAAGTATAGTACAAATTTATTAGATACTTTCATCATAGTTATTAATCCAGTATTATAATTAACAATATTCAATACATAACAAGTGTCATATATATCTTTATTATCAACTCTAATAGCTAAATCTAACTTAATAGTTCTATAATCTAATTGTTTAAGTTGTTTATTAGTTTTATTGATATTAGTATCAAAACCTGTATTGTTTTGTGCAAATAATGATGAGAACATTAATACTAAACTAGTAATTAATAGTCCATAGATTGTCTTTTTCATGTTTTTTTGTTTTTAGATGGTTTATTTAATTGTTTAATTATTTGTTCTAAGAATTCTATTCTTTTTTCTGTATTTTCTTTTTTTATAGATATACCAAATATACCATATAAAGTTTTAGTTGGTCTAACATTATATATTTTATAATACCATATATCTATAAATTTATTAATCGTAGTATAATTTTCTTGTAATGAACTTAACATTAAATTAAATGGTTCTTTATTTAAAAGTTCATCTAATATATTACATATATAGTTATTATTTGTTTTATTTCTTAGATTGATGATACAAAGATTTAATATATTAATAGTATGTATTTTACTATTTAATAACAAATCATGATGTTGTTTATTTTCCATGTTTATAATGTTTAAATGTTAATAATATACTATTAGGGATGAACTTAATCATCCCCTCTAGTATCCCATTTATCATACCCCATATGACAAACTAATATTGTTAATTACACATTAATATTGTATAATTTGCTTCCATTGCTAACAGATGAATATCATGTGGAGTATTAGCAATTGAAAGTATAATGTCTTCATCTCTAGTAGTATTTTCATACCAATGAGATTTAAAATAAGCTGCATTAGCTAATTTAAGTTTTGTTAACCATGATTTAGCTAATAATTGAATTAGTTGTAGTTTTGTTGTTTTCATTGTGGGGTAGTTTTAGGTTTATAAATGTTTATTTAATCTCCAGGCGACCACCGTTAAGAGATTATATTGTTAATTACCAAATCTAGTATTATATTCAGATTTGATTGCATTCCATCTATCATCATTAGACATATTAGATGAAATACCTAGTTCTTGTTTAGCTTTTTTAATTCTATACTCTACAGTAGATGTATGAACAGGTAAGCTTAATTTAATTCTAGGTCTTTTAAGTTGTGTAGGTTGATTAGACATATGTTTGTTTTTATGGGGTTACAAATTAGTGACAAATTGATATATGTATTAAACCTAATATAATATATAGGATTATAGCAATACCAATGATGTTTAGTTTAGTTTTATTCTTTAATTTCATATTTTTAGTATTAATTATTTAATTCCCTCTGCATTCAGTTGTATTTCAAGAACTACAGCCACACTGTTTAGTGACCCTACTTTACAACTGCCACCCTTGGGAGCTGATTACTTCTTGCAAACACAAGCTATGCAGTAATCAGGTAGTTTTACATTTTGTACAGGTGCATGCCACAATAAAGTGAGGTAATCCTATTAAATGTCTGTACACTACGTGGTTGTGATGCAGAATATTGTGGAGATACTGGGACTCGAACCCAGACTATTTCAGCAGAATTATTACTCCATAGTTATTTACGCTAGTTCAACCTAGAATGGTAAATATCCCCAATATTGTATAAAATCACTTGTCCAATTCTAGGGAATATTACAGTCATTAGATATTTCGTGTCTATTCTCTAATATGGTGTTAATTTCTCCACCATTCCTTTACGTAACTCATTACTAAACATTTGTCAAATATAATAAATGTTTTAAATTACAACATATGAGGAATAATACCTTTACAATAAACACAACTGCTAGTACAGTTTATAACATTTAAGAAAATTATTCGGTAGATACTCTCGTGATTCTAGCCCGTGTTATTGTTTATCTTCAAGCAAGTGATTTTAATGTGTTATAATGAATTAAAATTACCTTTTGTATTATCATTATCTATTTTCATAACTTCAGACCAAGGTTTTATTTCTTTTTCTTGTTCATTATTTTCTTGAGATTTATTATACTTTTTTCTTTTTAAAGATTCATTGTATACATATTCTCTTTCTCTATCTAGATTATCCATATTATTTAGTTTTAATTAGTTAATGTGTTATAAATAAATGATAAGAGTCGAACTTATTACTCCTTTGTTATAGATTGATTATGCTAATCAACTCCGAAGTTTTGCATAATTCACTACATCTCCATTTTTGTAGACCATTTATTTAATTTAGTTAATCTATCCCAATACCCACAAACATTAATATTATGCTCCACTGGTTGTCGGCATACTTATAATGATTTACAGTGGAATATTGGAATAGATGTTAATGTTTTAAATAAATACACAAGGTAGCTGGTTTAGTCCAAAAGGCTTAACAATCATTCTAGAAATGGTTATTCAATGTGTATTTATATTAGACGTTGTCATGTTTCTTATGTTACTTTCAACCTTTCTAATTTCTTTAAATAAATACTAATAGCTTGTTCTATCCTTAAACTATTAAGTGGAATTCAACCACACCATTAACCACAAGATTCCATTGTAGTTACTATTAGTATTAATTGAGAGTTCACACTTGTACTCACACCCATATTTTAAATAAATACTAATGGCTCTACACCTATTATGTAGCATCTTTACAGGCTAATTTTGCAAAATTATGACTTTACCCATTAGTATTTAATATAACCAGCATCACAAACGTAACTTTGGTTAATGTTTTTAAATATATTGTTTAAATCTAAAGATTATCCATAAACCAGATTTAGTATGTACACCAAAGAATGGTATAGTACTTCCTTTACTAGTATATCTGATAAATTGAAATGTTGAATCTAATAGATTAGGATTAAAATCTACAACACTTACTTTGTAATTAAATGTATCAGGAGCTAATCCTGTACCTGGTCCATAACCTACAAAAGTTAATTTAACTTGTCCTAATTGATTAGTACCTGTTTTATGAATAATAGTATCATATTGTCCAGTAGGATTTACTGTTGATGATGATTCATAATATGCTTCTGAACATATACCTGAATCTTGACAACGAGTATTTACTGTTTGAGCTACTTTTTCAGTAGTTGGTGTAATAGTTTCTTTTTTACAAGCATAACATATAGATATGATTGATAATAATATAAATAATTTTTTCATGATTTTAGTTTTTAAATTGTTTATAATAGGTAATCATTAATACTTGTTGAGTTTGTTTCATATTACTTCCTTAATTGCTCGGTTCTAAATGTGGCTTTCACCATTCATCCTAATTAGATTTAATTCTAACTAAGACTCAAAAGATACACTTGACTAATTATTTAATATAAATACCTTACAAATAGTATTAATGATAGCACACCTTCAAGGGCTCGAACCTCGGACATCTAGATTTGGAGTCTAGCACTCTACCAACTGAGTTAAAAGTGTGTATAAATCCCCTCCTAACTTAATAGAAGGGGATTCTTTTGGTTTAATTAAATACTATTTAGTTTTAGTATTTAAAATTTCTTCTGAAGAAGCTTCAGTTACCTGAGCTGCTACAAAATCAGCATATGTCATTTGTGCATCAGAAGTGAAAATTTTATGTT